CACTTACCATTAGTTGCAATAGCGTCAGTGAAACTAGGATCGAATCGCATTGGCGAACGACGCTTGTTAGCATAGACATTGAACTTAAGACCAGATTGACCAGATGCAAATGTAATTGGATTTACATTGTTGATCGCATCAGCATATGTTAGGTGAAGTGTAAGTGTCTTATTGTTCTGATAACGTGTGAAGAATTCAACATTAGGATTGATTCTACCGATAGCAGAGTTTTGTGGATCAGTAACAGCAACGTTAGGATCATTGACATATGTCTGAGAAATTAGAGGTAGAACACCACCTTCAACAGCTCTGATGAATGCCTTCTGTGGTGTTACACCAGCATTAGGAACGTCAAAGATGTGAGATACATCTGTCTCAATACCAGCAATGATTGAACCACTGAGTTTACCAGTGTAGTTGTGTAGATCATACTTGTCATCTAGGACAAACTGATAGAGATCGATCTCAACATCCTTATCAATTGCATCAGTTTCAGATGCGTAGATATAGATACCTGCTGCTGCATTCTCCTTAGAGGTTGCAAGCATCAATCTAGTTTGATCACTACCATCGAAGAATGATGTAGCACCGTAGTTTTCTGGTTGTGTGACTCTACCTGGAGCAATTACATAGTATGTTCTGTTAGTTTCAAATCCATTAGGTAGGCGAACAAGACGCTTATCAACATCAACATACTTACCTGTGACTTGATCAAAACGAGGACGTGGTACTAATCTTACAGGTGTACCAGTTTCAAAGTCATGTGGGTTAGAAGGACCACTACCAGAAACGTCAATTGTAAATACTGTAGCTCTAGATGCTAGAAGTGCAGTGTTAACTGTCTGTTCTTGTCTAGTAACTGAACCAAGACCACTATTAATAATCGTGGTGATGTTACCAACTAATGTTTCAATAGCATCAGCAGTAGAAGAACACTCTCTATTAGTAGAAGAGGTTGTAGTGTCAGCAATAACATCAGGACCCTCATTCTCAGGACCAACAACTACTGTGTTTGGTAGAGTGTCTGCCCAGATACCATTTTCATATACAAAGTATAGATCAACAGATGTGCTATTTTGTAATGCATTTACAGAAACACCTTCACTTAATCTAGAACCTTTAACACCAAGTTCAATCTGTGTGTTACTGATAATGTTCTTGACATATGTACCAGCAGGGATGTTAGAGTAAACTGCAGTTGGGTTGCTTCCTAGTACACCAGGAGCACCATCGTTATCACGATAAGAAGCAGCAGTGTATTCAGTAACACCCATACCAATGATGATGCCACGAGTATCATTAACATCAACGATAGCAGAACCAATAGATGTAGTACAGTTATATGCAAGAACATCGAAGTTTCTCATGGCAGCAGTTGCCATCTGTCCTACGTAATCCCATGCGTCTAGTGTCTCTGTCTTCTCTCCATCAATATATTCTAGGTTGTTACCAACATAGTATGCTTCACCTGCCTGTACCGAGTTAGAGTTTCCACCCAATCTCAAGTCATTAACAACAGCATCAACGATGTAAGTAACGTCACGGAAACACTTAGATGCTTCATTGTTGATTGTAAAGTCACCTGTGTTTAGTGTAGGTAGACCAGCAAGTGTGCCGCCAACGATTGCATCCTGTAGGATATCAAATAGTGTCTCAATAGATCCACGAACGTTTGCACAATCCCACTCACCATTGTTTAGAGGTGGTAGGTTGTCAAGGTTACCTTCATTGAGGGAGTTACATGCAATATCAACCAATGCGTTAACAGTTGCAAGAACATCAGAACAGTTACCATCTGCATATGTAGATGGTTGATACTTACCAGATGCTCTAGGATATGCATGTGTACTTACATTTGCATCCTTAGTACACTTAAAGATTAAGGACTCTTCCTTAAGTTTGATGCTAGTGTTTGTACTCAAACTATGAGCACCAATTGTTAGAGCAATAGAACCAGTTGCAGGATCATATACTGCATTAGATACGTTATGCTCAACTAGAGGAGATGCACCAATGTTAAAGGTGATGCTGTAAGTAGTTACAGAATCAACAGCAATGTTAGAACCAGCAAAAGGATCAATACCAGGACGTGGATATGACTTAGTAGTTGCATTGCCATCCATATCACATGAGAATGTGAATGCATTATCAGTCAAGGAAATTTGATCACTAGAAGTTACACCGTGTGCTGTACCGAAGTACAGAGTCATGGCACCACTTGTAGCATTGTAAGTAGCATTTGTTGGTGTTAATGTACCACCATTAAGTACGCTGACAGAGTTAGCAGCAGCACTTACAAATGTGTGAGCATATCCACCACCAGATACAACAGCACCAGCTGCAGCAGCAATGAATGTGTGTGGATATTGATCACCAGATGCAGATGCACCAACATTAACTGTAATAGAAGTAGCAGTAGTGCTAATGATGTTAAGTGCAGCGTTCCATGCAGGATCAGGACCGTCTAGTGTTGTTCTAACAATACCATCAAGGTTACCAACTCCACCGTCATTACCAATTGCTTGGATAACAATACCAAACAGAGTATCAACAGCAGCAACAGCAGAACCACACTTAGGTAGTAGTTCAGTTGCATCCCAATCTTCTACAATTGTATCATCAATCTTCTGAACAAAAGCATTACCAGCAGAAACAGATACTGTCTCATTCTTGATAACCTGCATTGCGATGTTCTTCGCTTCGGTCATTACCTTAGCAGCTTCATCACGCTCAGCATCAAGGAACGTAGAGATGTTAGTACCAGTTTGATAGTCGTAGTTGGTGACATAGATCTTAGCAGCATCATATGTCTTATAGTTACCACCAAACTTAACGTCCCACATAACTTCTTTAAGGACGGTGATAACATCATCCTTACAATCTTGTGGAGTATTGTTTTCCTGTGGTGTGTAAGCAGGATATGCAGAAATCATACGAAGATATGCTTCTTCGGCAATGAAATCTAGGTTATCAAGAACCATGTCATGTGCATCACACTCGATGTTTCCTACGATTGGAGGATCACCAGTTGTGTCAAGTGTAATGTTAAGGTCACGATCATAGTATGTGTTAGTCAATGCACGCTGCATCAATTCTTCAGCACGCTTGAATGCAGTGATAGAAGGTTCAACTTCAGCATCAACACCGTTAGCGATTAACTGGTTACCATTGAAGTATTCTTTAGTTGCAGCAATAGTAAACTCGTTACCACCAAACCAAAGGTCTTGTGCAACAGCGTCAACAACAATACCAAGGTCTCTACGACACTTAGCTTCACCAGTGATGAATGTTCCAGCATTTGCTGGGTTGTTCCAGATACCACCAGTGATGTTACCAGCAGTGATTGCATCAGTAACAATAGTTCCTAGAGTATCAACAGCAGATTGAACATCAGCACATGCACTAGAACTTGTTCTGCTTGTGACTGCAGAGTTCTGTTTTACAACAGCATTTGCATCTGCACCTACGAACGTGTGGTTATAGTTACCACCAGAGATAACTGCATTTGCAGTAGCAGATACAAATGTATGTGCAGTTGTATTAGTGGAAGGAACGTTCTTCAGTACCTGAACTGTAATTGTAGTTGCAGTTGCTGATAAGATAGGAAGTGCAGTTTCGTAGAATGGATCAGTTGAACGAGGATAAGTGTGGTTAGTTTGATTATTATCTTCATCACATGTGAATGTCAAAGAGTTAGCTGCAATCTTAATGCTTGTGCCAGTTGCTAAACTATGAGCACCAATCGTCAATTCCATCAATCCTGTTGTAGGATTGTAATCTGCATCAGAAACGTTGAAGTTAACAATAGGTGATGTACCTACATTGACTTCAAATGTGTCATTAGTTTTGTTAGCAACTGTCAACCATGTATTATAAGTTGGGTCAGATGCTCTTGGATATGTCTTCCATCCAGTTACTGAACCGACGTTAACTGAGATAGTTGTACCAGTTGCAGATATAATTGGAAGTGACTGGTTAAATGCAGGATCAGTTGTCCTTGGGTAAGTGTGAGTGGTAGCATTGCTATCCTTATCGCAAGTGAACGTTAACGAGTTTGTTGCGATAGTAATTGAATCATTAGCTGTGTAACTATGGTTACCAATTGTTAATTCAAGAACACCAGTGGTAGGTGAATACGCTGCATCAGTTACATCTTTATCAGTAGTACCATTAACAGTTACTGCATTGGTAGCTACTCCACCTGCCCATGTGTGTGGAGAACCAGTACCCATGTCACATGTGAATGTTAACGAATCTCCTAAGAACTTAATCTGATCTCCATTAGCAAGACCATGACCAGCAATAGTTGTTACTAGAGTTCCAGTTGTTGCATTATATGTTACATCAGTAGGAGTTCCTACATTAGTTTGTGAACCAGCATAAGTGGATCCACCTTCTGTTACTGTTAAATCTTTATAGTATAACTGGTTAGTAATCGCCTTCTTCATTTCGTTGATGGCGGTATTATATGCAGTTACACTTTCTGCTTCCTCACCCACAAGACCATTGCTTAGAGGTGTAGTTGCATTAGTGAAGTATTGCTCAGTGAATGTTCTGGTATGCTTGTTACCTTCACAGAACATGTCAACAGTGATTGCATCAATGAAGTATCCAATGTCACGAGCACACTTAAGTTCACCAGGTCCCCTACCTTCACCATAGTTAACCTCAATAGGCATGGTGTTGAGGTTACCGTTAGAAAGAATTGTGGTAACGATACTTGTTAGTGAATCAACTGCAGATTGAACATCAGAGCAGAGGAATTCTTGAGCATTGAACTGGTTATCAGTATTGCCAGCAAATGTAACTGCGTCAGCAGCAGCACTTACGAATGTATGTACATAGTCACCACCAGTGATAACTGCTCCAGCTGTTGCACCTACGAATGTATGTGGATCAGTGTTTGTTGATGGGATAGTTGTTAATACTTGGAGTGTAATTGTGGTTGCAGTTACTGACTCAATTTCAATTGAAGTATTATAGAATGGGTCATTACCATTTGATCTAGGATATGACTTCTCAGCAGCAGCACCAGTAGCACCACCAAATCCACAACTGAATGTTAGTGAGTTAGGTGCTAATCTTACATGTGTACCAGCTGCCAAACTATGAGCACCAATCTCAAGAACCATCAATCCTGTGTTAGGATCATATGTTGTTCCTGTAGTTGGTGTGAATGTTACCTCAGGTGATGCACCAACATTAACTGTGATACTATCTGTTGTGGATGCAGTGATCTCAATGTACTGTCCAGATACTGGGTCAGTTGCACGAGGATATGTCTTGTTAGAAGTATTACCATCCATTGTGCAGGTCATTGTCAATGCATTATCTGCAATCTTGACACGATCACCAACACTCAATCCATGATTAGCAATATCAAGAACCAATTCACCAGTAGATGCAGTGTATGCTGCACCATGTGGTGTATACTGCTTAGTTACCTGACCATATGCAGAACCAGGTGCATTGTCTGCAGTTCTGAATAGATCCTTCTCATAAAGCTGATTAGTGATCGCTTTCTTGATCATCTCAGCAGCTTTGTTGAAGTTGGTATTGTATACCGCTGAATTGAATGAGAACTCAGGAGTTGAAGCATCAGTAAAGAACTCAGCACCAAATCTATGTGAGTAGACATTACCCTTACAGAACAAGTCAAGTGCAATAGAGTCAACAAAGATACCAATATCTCTACGGCATTTCTCTTCGCCAGGACCAGCAATGTATGATGTCTCAGCAGGAAGTCCAGTAAGATTACCAGCAGCAATCTGTGTGGTAACAATATCAGTAAGAGTTACGATAGCAGATTGTACATCGTCACAAGCACCAGAGTTATTGTTAGCAATATCTCCACCGCCACCACCATACTGTGCAGGACCAGGAGTAACTGTAGGATCTTGAATGCTGAGCTGGTTAGCAACAGCAAGTTTCATCTGATCTCTTGCTTCATTGAATGCAGCAATACTTTCAGTTGTCTCACCTTGTAGACCACCAGAGATCCAGTTACTACCAGTAGCATCAAAGTATTCAGAGATGAACTTACGAGCATACTTGTTACCACCAACAAACAAGTCAAGAGATACAGCATCAACGAATAGACCAATATCTCTCTTACACTTACTCTCAAGAGCAGGAGGTGCTGGGTTTGGTGGAGCAGCATTAACAACTGCCCAAGCAGCATTAACAATCTCTGTTCTGTTCTGTACGATTAAACGATAACCATCAGCATATCTTGAACGAGCATCTGTTTGCTGATCTCCAACAAAGTAATAATCTGGATGCTGTACAGTTGTCTCTGCTAATGCAACGTCAACAATTTGATCTCTGTTGTTTGCAATCAAACGATATGCAGATGCGTATCTAGATCCTTCATCGACTTGATTATCACCATCGATGTAGAAGTTAGGATGAGAAACAGCAATAGATGCAAGTGCCTTATCTCTAATCTCAGAAGAGTTTCTTCTGATTAAACGGAATGCATCAGCAAGTCGTGATTGTGCGTTAGTTTGTGAGTCGCCAGGAATATAGAAGTCAGGGTGATATACACTTACTTCAGCAAGTGCAGCGTCTAGGATGAACTCTCTATTGGCGACAATTCTGTTACGTGCGTCCTTATAACGTGATGCAGGATCTGCCTTGAGTGCAAGGTCAATCGTTACACCATTAGTTGTATCACCATCTGCTTCTGCCTGAGATCCTGTCTTACCAATGTTGATACCATAAGTAGAAAGATTACTGTTAGGATCAGGATCATATAGATCTGCCGTATTTGACAGTAGGTTAGCAATAGCAAGTTTACATAGGTCACGAGCTCTACGGAATGCATAAGTTGCATATGTTTCCTCACCAACCAAACCATTAGTTAGTGGGTTACCATCACCATCAAAATATTGTCTGGTTGCAGCGATAACATTTGCGTTACCACCATCCTTAAGGTCTTCTGCAACAGCATCAACAACTAGACCGATGTCACGCTTACACTTACCATCACCAATACCTTCGATCACAGCAGATCCAAAGGTCGTGATCATGTCATCAAATGCTGTATCAACAATCTGTTGACGGTTAGCAGCAATTAGATTACGAGCATCAAAGTATCTGTTACCTGCAGGATTTAGACCAGGGTTAACATAAGGAATGTTCTGAAGTCGTGGATACTTCTCTAGGATATATCCAAATACTTCCTCCTGAATCATACGACGGTTAGATTCGATGAGGTTAGCAGCATCAGCATATGTGCTGTTAACAACTCCACCAGAAGGATTAAGGATAGAACCCTTAGCAACATACTTAACAAAACCAGTTGGTTCTAGAGTTGCATAGAAGAATTCATCTCCTGTAGGACCATTTTCTAATTTTACATTAAGACGATCATCTGTCTTAGCACCTAACCTGTAACCCTGAATAGTAGCAGCAGGTCTTGTTAGCGGATCAATGATGTCATCATTACCAAGGAATAGTTTGGTATAATTCTGAGAAGTTTTAAGAGTTCCTTGAATATCAATGGTATAGTAGGAAATCTTCTTAGTGCTTGCTAAGTTATCAACAACCACTGAAGGTGGAATGATATCAGTAATGTAACCACCCTTATCTTGGTTAAAGGCGAAACCTTTGAAACCAATAGCATGTAGAGATGTATTACCGAAGTTGGAGTTCGAGTTGGTGATAGACATGTCACCACCACTTTCCATTAGGAAGTGATCAGCGAAACCAACAGCGAAGATAGAAACGTTCTGGATGAATGCGTCATCAGATGCACGAACGTGGAAGTTTCTCCACTCATCTTTCCAGTAAGAATCACCCTTGGTGTGATAAGGAACAGTAGCAAATGCATCTACTAGTGATGCTTGGTTCCATGTGTTAGTGTACTCATCATAACGAATGAACGCTCTGTCATCCTTCTGCAACGAAACGCCCGTATACTGAGCGATAACCATGGATTTGAATCCAGTGGCTTTCAGACCATTAGCCCAGATACCACAAATACCCCATGTTGAACGGATGGAGCAGTTAAAGACATATGGAGATGCAGATTCTACAGAGTCAACTTCTGCAAGAGTTTGTGAGTTCTGACCTAATGCAGGAGTAGTATCTACACTGACTGTCTTCTCTGATTGAATATTGTTTCCAATCGATGTAGCGACGAATGGAATTTCATATGTAAATTTACGAGCATCATTCTGATCAATAGATTTGATCTGGAAGATACCTTCTAAGACATCATCAATTTCTGTATTAGAAATAGCAACAAACTGACCTTGGAAGTATCCATGATCAACCTTAGTAGTTACTTCAACCTCTGTAGTAGATGCTGGAATACTAGGTACAGTTGTAGCATCTCTAAATGTTAAACTCTCAATAACTCTAGAGTCAGATAGAGGACCAACAATTCTGTTCTCTTGTACCCTTAGATCAAATTCGCCTGGGTCATCAATTGTTGGTTGATACTTATTAAATGCCTTAGCAATCTTTCTATAGAAGATGCTTAGTTCTTCTGTATCTGCATATTCAAATACAGTTAGTTTGTGGTGAGAGTAGTTAGGTGCTGCTAACTTAGTAAAGTCATTTGGATCATAGTAAACCTTACCAGTTCCGTCAGCAACATCATATAGAGGAGATTCAGTAGTTGTTTGTCCATCCTTAATGGTGAACTGCCAGAAGTAACAACCACCAGTTACGTTAAAGATTGCAGAGCGAGGAATTTCACGTTCCGTTACAGCAGGATCGGGAACGTACATTGGGCGAACAACAGTTCTTCTTAGGTCATAACCTACGAGAGAAGAACCTCTAGGGATGATTGCACCACCCTCAGTGTTGTTAAACTTCCAGAAAATGTTATCTGGGTTAGAGATATCAAGAATACTATCGTCTGTCCAAGCATTAGTTGCTTGATCAAAACCAAATTCAGGAATACCAGTATTATCTACAAGACCAGGACGGTTATCGATGTAGTGAATACCAGGCATCAGCATAATGCTGAACTGGTCAAACCTATCGTTTCCGAAACCAGGTAGATAAGAATATCTAGCAATCTCTAGGAATGCTCTCTGAATACTCTTAAATGGTGTTACTGGTGAATTGCCTCGGTTCGATAACGCATCCGTTGCGTTGAAATCGTCTGGCGAAACATAAAGATACTTACCAGTTTTTGAACTAATAAGGTTATCTAAACGTGTTAATGGCATGATTACTCTGACCCTGCGGTGATACTTTGTCCTCGGGTTTATTTATACCAGTAAAATACTAAAAACACTGTGTGGTTCTAAGATTTTGTCAGGTGAGGATTTGAACCCTAAGGCATCACAATGAGTTCGGGTAGTTCTACCATTCCATGTTGTAGTAATCTATTACAGTTTGCACATATAGGAGCACACTTGTCAATTTCTTCCTTTAATGTTCTGTAACTTGCGAACTGTAATAACTTTGATACACTGTGTTTCTTAGGTGATGGATCTACATGAATAAGGTCCATTTGCACTGAGTGAAATTCTTTATTGCAGATGATACAAGGATGATTCTTTGCATCCTCAATTATCTGCATTCTCCTCTTATGACCAATTTGATTTGCTTTACGAGTTTTAGAATTCTTTCTCGCCCACTCGCGCTGATACTCACGATTTTTCTCTTTATCTTTGTAAGGCATATCAGAAATACTTCCCTAAAGCATATGTAGATATATTCAAATTGTTCTTTGTATGTTGTCATAACTCCCCTTCCTGGGATCGAACCAGGGACAAATTGATTAACAGTCAACCGCTCTACCGCTGAGCTAAAGAGGATTGGTGTGGGTGGAGGGAATGCTTTTGCCCCTCATGTTATGGGAATCGCTAGAGCGAATATTTGTACATAACAACAATGATTCCCTTGGTTGGGGTTCTTCAGGACGGACCTGACAGCGAGCACCACCTCTAATCATCTACCTTACTCCGCCAAATTCCAACAGAGTTATTCAGTCACACCCTTTGGAACTGATCAGGTTCCAAAGCCTAATGTCAGATTTGAACTGACGACCTACGCTTTACAAAAGCGTTGCTCTACCACTGAGCTAATCAGGCGATGTGGGCATTACTGCCGCACAAATTTAAAAGCACCCCAGTCAGAACCCCATACTTTAGTATGATTTTCTGCATGAAGACCTTTGTCTACTACGTGGTATTCATCTGCAGTCAAGGTGACTTCATTTTGGACGTATGTATTAGTCCCATTCCAATTCACGTAGCAGTCACAGGTTGAGGTCCCGCCAAAGTATGACTGCGGACCTGTCTGTCTCATAATAATATCACAACCCTCGCGATATGTCAACATATCTTCTGTAATTTGATCAAGGTTTTGGCATTGAGCAAATTGCAATGGGTTGGTGATCTCATAGTTTTTCAAGCGATACTCTTCACCATCCTGTTCCACATCGATAACGAACTGACGATATGGACGGTTAAGTAGGTAATTGTATGCTTGTTCTCCGTATATACGATTCTCTCCAATCAAACGGTGAGAAACACGAATGTGTGCATAACGAGTGGGATGGGATTGTGCTTGACGTTTGTTAGCAAATGTACCCACCAATAGTTCAATGAAACTCATTCTGGTATAAGTTCTGGATTAATAAGATCTAATTCAAATAACACTGGATGACACTCTTCTGCGATGAGATAATCAGAGAATTTGAAGATGTCCTCTAATGAATACTCATCGTGTAATGCTGCTTCTGAAAGAATCCATTTGTCTTCCTTTTCCTCTTTCTCTAAAGTGTCGAAAGCAAATGGCATATTCTCTATAAAGTACATCAACACTGGTTCGTTGTCAACAAAGACGTGTCTACGACTAATTGTAAACTGCGTGTTCATCGTGTTAGCAATCCTGGTAATGTTATTTAACAGGAATGCGAGTAGGGAGACTTGAACTCCCACGACTTTTAAGGTCAGCGGATTTTAAGTCCGATGCGTCTACCGATTCCGCCATACTCGCAAGTTTTTTCAGCAGAGCAGAACGACGTGCTCGTGCCTGCCGAAGTGCCTGAGGTTTCAGATGACGCTTCTTCTCCTTGTCAGAGTGGTGTTGCCAGTTTGGCGTGGTCATCTGTCTGCCTCAGTACCTACGAATTATAGCACACTATGTAGGGCGTTTGGGAGGTGCTGACAGTTTATTAACTGACTGCTGCTTGATCCATTCTCTCAATTCTGGTGTCTCTTCCCAGATCCATTCTTCTTCACGACCTTTCTTGTCGGTCTTCTTGTAGATGCGTTCAGTCATTTTGGATACCATCCATTACTTGTTGTAGATCGTCAGCACGTCCCCTATAATATTCAATCTCCTCGGTAAGGACATCACGAATGTCATCAACAATAATGTTAGGGTCAACATCATCGTTGAAGTAGGTCTTAATCGCTTCCGATAAGTAACGACGCCTGTTCCACTCCATACTATATGGTCTGTAATTCATGATTATAGGGTTTGTATGTTTGTATTCTATAGGACAATAATCTATTTGTCAAGCATGTTCATATTTTTTAGGTAATGTAATGTGTCCTTCATATTACCAATATGTTTGTTGCCCAATGAAACTTGGGGATACTCTGCGTCTCCTCCAAATTCCATCTCAAATTGATGCTGTTCAAAGTGTCTTCCTAGATCGTATCTATGAAACTCTGTCGAGATAGATTCAAGAAGTTGAGCAATGCGTTCGCATTCTTGACTACCATTTGAATAGATTACTGCTGTTGTCATTTGGTTTCGTGAGCGTATTCAATTACTATCTTTTTGTGCATGGTTTTTAAATCACTGCACTCGTAATATGTAGCTTTTCCGTTTAACAATTTGCAGATATTATCAACTTGTATGTCAACGGCAATTTTTTTGAATTCTGGCGTAATGCCTGTCCGTTCCTGTGGTTGATTAAAATCATTCATAGATCAAGTTCACCTTGTAGTTTGCGTTCTTCCTCTATTCTGTTGTGTTCTGCCCACATATCAGCAACCATGTCTCTTGGTTTCACGTTTCGAGTGTGTATATCCACTTTACTCGCTGTCAACCATTTGTCAATAGCCTCTTGTGTGGGAACCACAATTCTAACAGCAGTGCCATCTTTGACAAACTCCTCGTTCATTTTTTCGTAGGTTTCTGGAGTGATTCTTTCCATTCTTTCCATTTGGGGATTACTTCAAAAATATTTTGCTCTTTTTTCTTGTGCATCTTTCGATACTGCTCAGCAGCAAGATTATCTAAAAAATCATTCATCGTGTTGTTTCCAAGAAATACTAATATTATCCAATCCTTCTACTTCAGAAGGTTCTATTTTTATCTCGGGAGAAAATTGTTTCAACTCCTCCTCTTCCCATTGTTCAACAATATCTTTTGCTTGTTTGTCAACAGACGCCATTTCCATATCTACCCTACCATCAACCCACTTTTGCCATAACCATTCTATGAATCCTAGGGCAAGGTGTTTAACAATAGGGTTTTGTTTTTTTGCCCACCTTCTCATTTTAGTGAAGGGTGTATCTACACCACCCCACTGATATTCAAATTCATATTGGTAGGATTTAGTCTCTTTGTCTCCAGTCATCAGGTTTATCTCTAATGAACCAGTCCTTAATATCGTCAGCACTATCGAATCCCGTTTTATGATTGGATGGATCGGGATCGCCTAAACCCATCCTATTCATAAAATCATCCATACTGCCCTCCTCAATGTTTTGAGCAGCTTGTCTTCGTGCCTGTTGTAACCAATTTCTAGCAGTAGTATGTGACTTGGCAAGTTTTTGTGCCCATACCATATCTTCTAACTTGACTTCTTCACCATTTGCAATTTTTTTACAAATAAATTCTAAGCGAAGTCGGTATTGAGTAGAAAGCATATTCCTCTCATTATTCGTGATTATTTAGAATAAAAAAGGGACCCGTAGGTCCCTTGTTATTATATCACATCAACTAGTGAATCAGAAGCTGTACTTCAGACCCAACTTTGTACCATATCCACGGTCAACGTTAGAATCACCAGAACCAACGAATGATACTTCACCATAAGCACCAAGAGATTCGGTCAAACCGATGCCGAGACCTGCCTTACCAGAAGGAACGGTGTCTCCTTCGCCGTTGTCAGGAGAAAGCACAGTAGCACCTGCTTGGACGTAGTAAGAAGCGTTATCGCCCAAAGGACCTTCATAACCAACGTGCAGGTCGGTATTAGTTCCGTTGTAGTTCGATCCAGTGAAACCAGAGTTTGCCTCTACGTTAACATAAGGACCTGCAAAGGCAGCGCCAGTAGAAAGGGACAGAGCAGCGGTAGCTGCGAATGCGGATTTGATCATTGAAATTTTTCCTCGTTTGTTGTTTACTTGCGGAGTGGTTACCCGCAGATGGAGAGTCGGTTTGTCCCGACTGCTTAAAAAGTATAGCACATGACGGCGTGAGCGTCAAGTAGGTTGTCCGAGTAATTGGGGGAGTTCCCGATTGCTACAAGAGTAATTTATCACGCCTAACCCCCAAAAGTCAACCCCCTTGTGCCAGTTGACGATGAGTATATCTTACTATTCCTATAAGTTCTACTTATCAGTCATCTTCAGAATCATTGTCTTCGCTTCTGAATACTAGCAATTCCGTCCCATACTTAACTCCCTCCATTTCAGGGTGAGGTGCGGGTATTACGGTCTTGCTTTTCTTTTTAGGTTTGTCAAATTCCTTAAGTGTTGATGTCATCATCGTGAACATGAACGCGAAAGTAGCTCCCAATAAACTAACAAAGCATATTAAGTATATGAGAACTGTTATTTGGTTCATCTTCTTATCCAGCGAGGTAGGTAGAATATAATGAAAGATAATGCCCAGAAAGTTACTAGTGCCATTATGTGCATTAATCTATTAGAATTGATTATCAATCCAATAACTACTAATGCAATCCAAGTATAGTCAAGCGCACCATGGAACCTATACCATGTGTTTGCACCATACTTTTCGATAAATTTATCTCTTTGTTTAGAGAACCACGGTGATACGTGTCTCATCATAACGAATCCTTCGTTAAAGAACATAACAAAGAATCCAATCCAAAAAATCATAGTTTTTAATTAAGGTAAATTAATGCTCCTGTCAATCTGACATTAGCACCAGTAATAGAAACGTCTGCAGTACCAACAACATCAACCTTGGCAGATGCAATATCAAGGTCTGCTGTTTTGACAGTAGTTTTTGCTGAAGTAAGATCTAGATCTGCTGTCTTGATCTCTGCCTTTCCTGCTACTGTCCTAAGTTGATAGGCATTTAGTACACCATCTCCTGTAAGAAGTCCTCCTGGGATCTTCTTACCTAAGATATCCATATGATATGCACCACCAATCTGTTGTTGCATGTCACCAATGATCTTATGGTTAATAGATCCAGCAGAAACAATGTTTACAGATGCCCTAGGATCAAATTGTACCACAGATTCTTCAGAAACGCCTTCTGTCTTTTTCTGACCACTGATAACTTCTTTGTAGTTCACAGTTCTTTGTGTCATATTACCACAAACCATGTCAATGGTTCCTTTACCACTTTGACCTGCTTGGATTTTAACACCACCATGACCTACTAGCGATAACTCTTCATCTGCGATAAAAGTTATCTTCGTTGCTCTGACAGTATACTCAGAACCTCTTGCTTCAGTGACAACATCACCATAACAAAGAACATTCAATGCTTCTTTGTTCTCACCACCAGCATTATACTGAATAACAGATGGTTCCTTATGCATTTGTTGCTGACCTTGTGTCTTGATCAGCAACTTACCACTAGCTGCACCCCTATTAGGGTCATGTATACCTGTGATCAGACGAATAGTTCCTTCACTATCAAGTGCTACAGCACTATCTGCTGGTCCTTCAATCCTAAGTGTCTTCTTACCATTCTCACCAGGAAGTTTTCTGGTGTAGATATGTGATCCGTCTGCCTTAATTAAGGTACTATAATCTAGACAGTCCGATAGAGCTTGTGTCTCTGGAGATTTTTTTGGTTTTGCTACCCCTGTGGGTAGTTTTGCTGCTGACTTGACTCCTTTTGCTGCTGACATAATTCTATATTACGGACAATCTACATAACGACCAGTTCCAATCTTAGTGGAACCAAGTTCAACCAATCTATCTTCAGATAGACATGATAGAGATGGCATTAGTTTTGCACCATATCCACCTCCACCAACAATAATAATTTTAGGAATGCGTTCAAAAGTGACTTCCCTATTTAATACTCTAGCACCAATAAGGAATCCATCTGGATTAATAACTGCTTCAGCAATACTTGGATCGTCATCAATGTAAATGGTTGGAGCACTTTGATATCCAAATCCAGGACGTATTAAAGTGAATGAATCAATGATGCATCTCTTACCATTGTTAGATGCTAGATTCTTCTTATATCCATATCCACCAGATATCACTCTGATTTCAGATACAAATCCATCATTATCTAACAATGCTGTAGCAGATGCTCCAATACCATTACCACCAACTGTTACGAATGGTGCTTCAGTATATGGACCACCAGGAACAGTTACTGGAATCTCAATAATTTTTCCACTATCATCAGTAATAACATCAATTGGATCAACAACTGGTTCAGTTGGTTCTGTGAATACATTGTCTGAATTATCACCAACACCCTCATCTACATCATCGATACCCTGATTGGATAGAACCAGAACATCTGCAGATGCATTTGTAGAGGAGATACTAAACGTTAGAACTTCATCAGTTTCTGATACATACTCATCTACAATACCAACAGTAATTTTTGCTGTGTTGTCACCAATAACGAAATTAGCAGAAACAACTCCACCTATGATATTGTCAGGAGTAAAGTTTGGTGATAAGCGATAATTTAAAACACTACCATTAGGAACATTTTCTGTTGTTACAGTATAGATGATGAACTCACCTGCATCAACAGAACTTCTGTTAGCAACTACTTTATAAGAAGGTTCTGTGGATGTAGTACCATCTGTACCATCATCAATGGTTGTGATACTATCATCAACACCATCATTAATTTCATCGATGATATCATCAAAACTATATTCGTATGGATCATACGGATCATAATCGTCAATATCATTTCTGACTTTCTGTTTAATTACACACTTAGCAACATTGTTCTTGAATCTAGTAGTAATGTCACTAGTGTTATCAGGACTGTTTAACTTAATTCTACCGAAGAAGATTTCATCTCTTTCATCCTCTTGATCATTGATTGTTCTGACTTCAATTGTTTTTGATGTTTCATTTGGAGCAAAACCAACAATATCAGTAACCATGATAAAATCTTTCTTTGGAGTTGCAGTAGATCCACCAACTGTTTTGAAAGTTACAGAAGATGCTTCACTTACATATCCACTTCTAGTGATAGTAAATACTGCGTTATCACCCTCTTTTACCTCAATGTCCTGAATATCATATACGATCTTCTTCTTATACGAGGGACTGTTTGGATTATTCTTAGGTGTACTTCCATATTTGTCATCAAATACACCACCACGGAATCCAATACGGGTTCCTGCTAGTTGCTTACCATTATATGCTTCATCACAAACATACTGATTAGTATCAGCACTAGTGTCTGGGAATAGATTGTCAATGCTTTCTAATAGATCATCTAAGAAGTCACCTTCTTTCTTTTTCTCTTCACCATTAGTGCATTCACTATCCTCGTCACTACACTTTGCATCAGGTCCAGTACAAGTAATACCCAAGAAATCTAGAACCTTAGCAATTGCTCCACCAACTAGATTTAAAGCACTAGCAATTGGTCCTAAAAGATCTTGCAGTGGTCCAAGAATACTTTCAATAATATCTTCCAGTAGAGAAGTTAGTTTAGATAGAATACCATTTACCATGGCATCAATCTGACATGCTACACTCTGGTAGATATCATTAATAATACCCATCAAAAGATCTGTTACCCATTGGATTAATCTTTCTCCAATGTCTGCCATCTTACAACCAAGATCTTTGAGTAGGTTATTAAACCACTCAGTTACTGGTGTTAATACATTACCAGTTCCATCTGGTCTCAATACTGCTTTGATTAATGCCTCAACTCCTTCTGTGAGTTTTTCAATAATAAATCCTTTGATCTTAGCAACAAAGTGTCTGATAACAGCAATAAACTTATTTGTATACTTTCTAGCAGTATATACTGCATCATATATTCCACCAGTTGCTTCACCAACTAGATACGTACCAATATTTCCATTGTTCCTTTGTACTTCTGCAAGAAACTCTCCCATAATACGGGTAGTTGATGTCTTGAGGTCTTCAGGACCACACTTAGATGCTTTTTCTTGACACCAGTCCTCAGATGCTTGAGATCCATCAGCAATAGGAGCAATCATTGCTGGTGGTACAGGAGGAGCCCATGGATGTGGACAACCAGCAGATAGTTCTACTGATGTTTGTAATCCTTCTGCACCACCAGATGTGTTAGCAAACGTAGCAAACGTTCCATCACCAGCTCCAAAGAACTGAGTGTAATCAATATCAAGACCTAAATCTATTCCAGTGTTAAATTCTGCTGCTAGATTCTCATCAAAGAGAACTGCGCCTGTTTGTACACCATCTTTAGAATTGTTTGGTTTTCTTGCTGGAGTTGCTTCTGCAGATTGTGATGATGACTGTGTTAAATTATTTGCTGGTGATGGAATACCATCCTTATTGACATCAATATCTGGGTCAAGGAATGTTGTAAAAGAATTACATTCACCAGGTTGAAATTCATTTACTACCTTAGTAGCACCTGGGGTCATACCAATTGACCCCATGATGATTGGTTTTTGTTTTTCAGGATCTAGGTAAAATCCAATTACCCATGATCCTTGTTTTAACTGTGCATGCGTTCCTGTTAAATTTCCAACACTAAATGGTAGGTTCACAGGCATGATTACAGATGCCCATGGTAAATCATCCGCAGGGACAACCTCGCAGTCCTTAAGATGCTCACCTACAATACGAACTTTATATCGATTGGCACCTTTAATTTCTGGTGTAGTTCTGGATGGTTTTTCAACCTGTCCAATCCACCAGTTAAAGTTATCCCTACCGATACGGTATTCTGGAATTAAATTAGAAAACGCATTATCCATTAGTCATCATACACTAAACATTCTGGTTCTGATGGATTTTGATCACAATACAGTTCCAAGTATGTTGGGTCGTGATGATCTCCTGCTTCGATCTCTTTCTTATGATGCTCTACATACTCTTCCAACTCATGCAGTTCGCCTTCAATGTGACGACGCATTTGTGGATTCGTTGTTGGATCGTGAAGAATCTCTTTGTCCTTCTCGATATGTGCTTCGATGCTGTCCATGTAGTAATTAGCTCGATATACGGTATTTATTATAGTACATTAAGTATTATCTCGCAAGGATCCTTCATCTTTCATACCGAAAGAGTCCCTCATAACCTTAATTGTTGTGGTTACCTCACCATTTGCTCCCGTCGTCTTCATGTATCTATGATTAACTTCTTCGATCAAATACAGTCCACTGGTCTCTAGATCATATGGTTGTTTCTCGACTTCTTTGTCTGATAACTTAGATCTGATTCTAATATCAATTCTATCACCAGCACATATCAATGGATTACCTGCAACTACAACAGCACCTGATTGGTTTCTCATCATACTATATCGTGTCAATGATTGAGTTGCATAAAACTTCTGCCAATCAGCGAATTTAGTTGCATCTTGAGATCCATCAGTATCATTAGGGGATGCAATACCAGTTTTATTGTAAAAACTCTCATGATCCAGATAAATGCTCATGGTTCTAGTTGGAAACGCAGATAATTTTTCCTGTGTTACCCTCAGACCCTCCATTTTTTCTTGACCACCCAAGTGTTTCATCTTATCATATGATTCATCTAAACTATAGACATATTCCTCATATTGACCTGTTGAGTGATTGAAGAATACTACTAACGTAGAATACTTACCCTCTCTGAGAGATTTCATCAAATCTACATCAGATGAAAAAGATGCTTCTTGTATTCTATCTCTAGTATCTTCATTGTCACTTAAGTTAGCATGTTGTTCAATATATGGTCCCCATTCCTGAACCTTATCGTTTTTATTATCACAAAGATAATCTACAGAGAAGAAGTTATATCCCCTATTAGATTCCCAGAAAAAATATCCAGCACTACCCTCAACTTTTGCTGTACTAGTACCCTGAGTGTTTTTTGCAGTACCTGTACTGTTTGATTCTTGCCTCACAGATTTAGGAGCAAGTTTAGCAGCAATATCGAAAGGTCTATGCCTCGATGTTGTCATCTTATGTTCAAACAAAGTATTCTCACTGAAAAATTCCTTTTCAGATTTCAATGTTTCCTTTAATAATACATCATCAATAATTTTTTCTGATCTACCAGATAGTGTTCTAGAGATAAACGAAGCTTCGTTTACCAATCCCTCTTCTGCAATCAATCCCAAAGTATACACTTGAGTTTTGTTTGAAGATACTCTGTTGTAGATTTTCCAAACTCTAAAAACGTATTCAACGGGTTCGTCTGAGAATGAGTGTTTAATAACAAGTTCAACTCTTTCAGAACCCTGTAGTGGGGGTCTATTCTTTTCTTTGCTTCCTGTGAGAAGTCCAGCATTGTCAGATATAACCATCGTCGCTGCAACATAGGGACTCGTGATATTTTCAAAGTAATCAATAGAGTATATCATATCACCTATGGGAATAGGGTTACTAAATCCCGCAAGAAATATTGATGCTTTCTTTAAAATAAAATCCTGAGCTGATTGAATATTATCTGCCATGTCAAGCTCCCAGTGTTAATAATCTTTGTCTAGCCATATATGCTAGTAGTCCAGCGTCAGACATATCAGAACCTCTCCTTGATGACTGTGATTGACCACCACCGCCACTGCCGCTAATGTTGGATGATTGATTGACTGGATTATTTACAATAGCAACTTTTGGTCCTGCTGCTGCCATTGCTGTATTAGCAGATCCTTCTAATAGAGCAGTTGGTGCAGCGTTTGGCGGTGCTTGATATGAACTTCCCCTTCCTTGAGCACCAAATGCGAATGAGAAGAAATCTTCAGGGTTTCCTGCTGGTGCTGCTGATGTATTACTCATCAACTGTACACCATTATTAGAAGAAGGAACAGCACCAGGTGCTAAAGCATTTGCACCAGGAGTGTTACCAGATCCTTGCATACCATGTGCAACAAATGCTCTAGTTCCAGCAATTGTAGCAGTGTTTCCGAATCCTGTAGAGGATTCTTTATAATTATGAACACCAAGAGGTAATCTTAATCCAGGTTTTCCAGCAATATCTATACCACCAAAAGATCCACCACCATCTCTACCAGCATGAGCTATTTGTTCTTGTTCAATGTATTTCATTAATGTTGCATCATCAGGTGGATTGTTAGGATCAATGTCAATCATTGCATTTGTAAACGAGAAACGTTCTCCTTTACCAATAAGAGCCTTTGCGATCTTAAATGATGCACGTCTTACTTCTGCTTTACCTTCTGGTTTATTCCACAACTCTGTTTCAGGTCCAATATGGAAGTGAGGTCCACGAGAAGCACCAGTATCACCTTGAATGAATGTTCCAGCACCCTCTAGCATAGCAGTTGGTTGCATTGGTGTTTGTGGTTGAACCGATGCAGCTGCAGCAGCCTGTGCATTACTAGCACTTGGTGTGTAACTCATCTGCTGGAAACCTGGGTTCAATTGATTATTTTGATTATTAGCAGGTGCTTGTGGTGCTCTCTGCGCTTGCTGTGCCTGCTGTAAGATTTCACCAGTTCCAGCACCTTCTCTTCTAACACCTGATAAACCACGATCTCCCGCAATTCTTGCAGCATTACTATCTCCCATAAAGATAGCACCAGCATACTTAGAGTTAAGTTGACTTGCAAATTGTGGTGTAAGATGAGCAGGATCTCTAGTTTCGTAAACTCCTTCTTCTATAATTGCACCTTCATTTGAAGCAGCAGATTTAATTGCACTATAAGCTCTACCATATTCTTTTTGATTAGGTGGAACTACAACAACTCTATATCCCTTCGCTTTGAGATTTCTGATGGCATCCATCATATCTCTTCCTGCTCTAACAGGATCATTAGCAGTATTTGTTCCACCAGCAAGAACAACAGTTTGACCTGCTCCTCCTCCTGCCATAGGACTTAATGTAGGTGAAACGTTTTGCAGCATGCCTACAGGCAATTGTGATAGGTCTCTATCATCATGGAAGTAATTACCACCAGTTCCACGATACATGTCACCAGATCTCATATTTTGTAGATCTGTTTGCCCTTTGAAATATGCTCTCCCTTTGACATCGTTTCTTGCTGCTGTTGACATCGCACCACCAGATTGGAAGTCACTTAAAATTGCAGATGCTTCAGATGCTTTATTTTTATTGAATATTCTATCAAGACCAGCAAACCCTTCTGTAGCAGCAATTTGCCTTAATTTTGCTTTTCTTTCTTCTGGAGTATTACCCAACATAGGAGCTATATGTCCATATGCTGCATTTGCATTAGGATCTGCTCCAGGACCATAAATTGCAGCAGAGAATGGTGTAAATTGACCCTCTGCCATTGCTTGGTTTCCAACATTAGTGCCATACCCAGAATGATTCTGTGTCGCTCTATTCAACATTACCTGCATAGCATCAGCAGCATTTTGACCACTACCACCTTCTAATGTTGACAAATATGCCGCTAACATGTTATCGCTATTACCACCACCTACAGGACCACCAGGACCGCCAGGACCACCAGGAGAAGTGCCCTGTTGTTGACCTTGTGTATTACCACCACGATTACCAAAGATATCTTTGATACCAGGAATTTTGTCTAAGAGGTCTCTAACACTATTACCAAACGATTTACCACCTTTCAAACCAAGTGGATCACCAATGCCTCTTTTTTCCATTTCTGCACCAATTGCTGATGCAATACCCTTATACTCTTTTTCTTTACCACCAAATATATTCTGTAAACCACCACCAAAAGCATCAGCAATACCTTTCAATGGATTGAGAGGTAAAATACTCATAACTTCTGGATTTCCAGGTTCATTGAAGATGCCATTCAAACCAGGCATACTAAATGGCATGTTTGTCATACCAGGAACAATTGTTCCACCTGCTTTGAATTTTGCTGGTGGAAGTAATTTTTGTCCTCCTCCACCTGTTCCACCCATCATATCACCAGCCATCAACGCACCGTCAATACCTAGAGATACAGCAGTTCCAACACCAGGAACTGTAGATGCAGCACCAGATGCTAGTTCGCCAACAGCACCTATGATATCACCTTTAAGTAATCGTTCAATACCAAATGCAGCACCTGCAAGTAATCCAACACCAGGAATTTTCTTTGCTACTGCCTTTCCTGCTCCTTTTGCTACTGCTTTACCTGCTCCTTTTGCTACTGCTTTACCACCTGTTTTTGCTAATCCTCCACCAACTTCTTTAGAAATTGTTTTACCAATCTTTCCAATAGCACCACCTTTTTTAGATAGTGCAGTAATTGGTTTAACACCTTTAGTTGGTCTAGCAGGTCTACCTTTTTTAAATGCAGCGATTCTTTCTTGTTTTGTTAGATAGTTACCTTTAGCATCAGTACCCATCTGAATGGCATTATTAAATAAATCGCCAATTCCTGAGGACTGTGGTGATACGCCACCACTTGGTCCTGGCATACGTACAGATGGTGTGGGTCCTCCAGTTGTTCCAGGTAATCTAGGACCACCAGGTGGTAAAGCTTTTCTACCTCCTCCTCGTGTAATACCTGAACCAGTTCTTGGTACAATAGACCCTTTACCAGGTGGTAATTGTAATTGTCTAACTGTTACCCTTTTAATAGGTTCTTGTCTAGAAGGTAATTTCTTCTGTTCTTCCCTACCTCTTAATCTTTTTACGTCCTTTTCGCCACCATCAGATTCTACATTTACGGATGCAGAAGCAAAAGTAGAAGTTACACCAAACCTAAGAGTTTCATCTTGTGGTTTTTCGTATGTCTCCTCAATACCAATCTCTACAGTTGCTTTATTACCAAAAAGTTCAAATTCACCAGCGATCTTACCATCAACAATATCTGCTTCAGAAAAGTTTTCGGATATTACAAATCTTCTCTTTGTACCATCGGGAAACTTAGCGTTCTCAGCAGTAATCGTAAAGGTGACTACTTCACCTCTTTTAACACTTTGTTTATCAGCCTCAACTTTCCACCCAAGACGGTCGCGCTTCTTCCTCTTGGGGTCTCCTAGTTTTAAACCTGAAATTGCGTAAGATCCTGATGCCATTAGCTTTCTTGTGCTTTTTTGAGTTCTTCAAGATATTGTTGCAATAACGCAGTGTAAACATCTCGTTCCCACGGCATTAAATTTTCAATTTCCGTCAAACTATATTTATGGTACTGGATCAAAGCAAAATTAGTTTTATAATAACCCTCTAGGGTCATATGGAAGAGGCTTACCCGAAAAAATTAGATAATCCCTCAATCGTGTACTCACCAACAACACCAGTTTTTGGATTTTCTGCCTCAAAGGTATGAGTCAATTTTGGTGAAGTTGCGAAGAATTCAGAGAATTTCTCAAATTGTTCTCTGGTCATATTCTCAACAAAATCCTTAAATTCTTGCTTTGAAGTAGTTGAGTTATCAAATACTTCGTCTTCAGTAAAAATTTGATCAATAGAATCTGCAATAAAGTCAACTACTTCATCTTCATCAAATTTCTTCAAAAGAGAGACATTAACAAAGGTATCAAGACCAGGATATTTCATAATACACCCGATTTTGTCATCGAGCATGATTTTCTTGTCATGACCCTCAGGGAACTCGACTTCTACATTTTCAAGGTCTACTGTTACGGTTGTAGTTGTCTCGCCATCATCTTTACAGGTAACAACGAATTCTACTGTGCTTCCAACAGAGACAGATCTGATTTTCAAGTAAATATACTCCAAATCAAAAGATGCTAGTTTTTCAACTTTAACACCTCTAGTTACGATGCAATTTTGGAGAAGATCGACAATTGCGTCTTTAATTGCCTCTTCGTTACCATCTTCTGATGCCAGTAAAAGCACCTTTTCTTCTTTTACAGTGAATGGTCTAATTTTAATACTTTTGCCTGTAGAAGGCACTTTGATAGTAGAAATAGGATAACCAATCGTCGGTAGTGACATAATATGCTCGTTCAGTATTATTATTTAGTGCGACTTTTTTAGTCAAAATTTAGCGGGAATTTTTTTCCCAGTTTCATGGAATCGAAAAATCGAATTTCCTATTGTACACCAATATAGCGTCCGTTCTCATCGTAAAGGGTATTAACCGACTTGAATGACTGTTGTGTGATATCATTCGTCACAACATAGTGTCTTTCATATTGGAACTGTGCTGTGAACTTAACCACTTGAGTATTACCATACGAAAGAGGAACAGCATCAACCTCTGCAGGCCAGCAGTTTTCCATTACATAAGTGATTGGTGACCTTTCTTGTGTATCTTCTGGACCCATTTCAGTTTTACTAATCCTTATGTTACATCTGTATTCATCAGGATATGCTAATCGAACTGCACGTTTTGGATTCAACCTATCAGTAGTTCTCATACTTTGGAGATCACTTCCTGGTTTTTGTGACTTTTGATGCTCTCCAAAAATATAATCATTCCATGATTGAATGAATTTCAAGGGAAGTAGATCAGCAGTTAACATCCAACCTAACTGAAATGTACTGAAGACACGACTGGTTGCATAGTTCACCTGACTCTCACCTAGGTATCTTCCAGTGATTCCACCAGTTCCAGTGCTAATGTTAGGTAGTTGTGCTTCATCACAGAAGATTTTAATGTACTCTTCTTGATAATATTCACCCAACGCTGCTTTAAGTTCATCCGTCAGATAAAATTGCACATCAAAGTTATTGCTTGAAGCAATACCACCTCTTTTACCTATCTGCTTTAAAAACTTATCTATAGACACACTAAATACCTATGTTGGTCTCTTTATATTTATGGCGTACTCTGGATTTTACAAACCAGTGAATCCTATGAAGTACCGTGGCAACCCGACAAACATTGTTTATAGGTCGCTATGGGAACGAAAGTTCATGGTGTTCTGTGACAATAACCCTAATATATTACAGTGGGGAAGTGAAGAGATTATTATACCATACAGAGCACCTGATGGTAAAGTGAGGAGATACTTTCCAGATTTCTACATAAAAGTTCGTGAAAAAGATGGAAAGGTCACGAAGTATATCATTGAAGTAAAACCCAAAAAACAAACACAACCACCTAATGCAAAAAATAAACGAACTGCCTCCTATCGTAATGCCGCTTTAACATACGCAAAAAACCAAACTAAATGGTCTGCTGCTCGTGATTATTGTGAAGATAGGCAGATGAACTTCTTGATATTAACCGAGGATCATTTAGGAGTATGAAACAATGGCACAAGGATTTGGTTCTACAGCAATTAGAACCGCAAACACAAAAACAGCAGGATACGAAACTCTATTTGATAAAGTAAAAACTCTGAGTTCAGGTCAAAAGAAATCTATCAAATGGTATAGATCAGCAGTTAAGTCAGAATCTGGTAAGTACAAAAAGAATTTCAATAACAAAGGAAGTACAGAAGTATCCCAAACTCAAAACGAATTACGTAACACTACATTAGAAAGACATATCTATATGTTTGAGTACCAGGCAAAAATGAGATGGTTGCCTTACTACGACAAGTTTCCACTAGTATACGTTCTTAAATCAAAAGGTAGTGAGTTCACAGGAATAAATTTACACTATCTGTCACCAAAAAAGAGAATTATTGCCACCAAAAAACTGTTGCAAGGAAGAATCGACGTACCTAAGGCATGCTTTCATAAATACCTACATAACCATGTCCAAGAGGGAGTATACATTGATCTTGCTCAAGCAGAGTGGGATAGTGCTATTCTTTTACCAACAGAGGAATTTGTGAAAAGTATCAATGGTATGAACTTTCCAATAGACAAGAAACTTGTCTGGAAAGATACCGATGAAGCTTTCTATGATAAAATTACGGGTCAAAGTAAATAATGTCAGATCCAAAACCAGTAGCACAACAGGTAGAGGAAGATACTACTACAAATGATGAGGTAAAATCAGAACCAAAGAAAAACACTTGGTTCGATAGACTCCCATGGACACTTAAAGCTCCTCTTAAAGCACTCGGTCTAGATGATGATCTAGAAGGTGTGATCGATTATATTGAGAATAGTCCTGCTGGTAACTTTGCGGCAGATGTCATATCTGATCTCAAACAAGCAGCAAGAGAATTTAAAGATGATAAACTAGGTCCAGACCAAATTTCATTTAAAGTACAAAAGAAAGCAACACTGGGAGACAATGATAGAAACGATGCTCACAAATCATCGCTAAGATATCCAAACGATTCTATATTGGCAAGCACAGATTACATGCTGTTCCAATTCTATAGATATCAACCACCATTTGGTGGTCAAGGTACTTTCAATCCTAGGTTTTTAATTGGACAAACTGCTGGTGAGTATGGAACTATTGAAGAATATAATTTATCAGTAACTAATCTAAGAGTTGATACACAATTAAATCAGGTCGTACTATATGTTCCACCTGATGTGTCATCTACATATGGTGCAGAGTGGTCTGATCAATCGTTTAGTAACACTGCTGTTGCTAAGATCAGAGGTGGTATGGCACTGAGAGATGGCAATCTAGCTGCGTCCCTTCAAGGTCAATTTGAAAATGCTGGCAATGCAATTGGTAGAATGCCAGAGATCATGGGTGCTGATTTTATTAGAGGTCAAGTTGCAGGTGCAACTGGTGAACAACTTAGCAGAAATGATTTGTTCTCGTCATCAGCAGGAGTAGTGTTAAATCCTAACACTGAACTGCTATTCAGAAACCCACACATGAGAACCATTGACTTTACATATAAGTTGGTTCCAAATAACAAAGAAGAAGCAGAGATTATTTTTGAAATTGTAAGGACATTTAAACTATGCTTACATCCTTCGTTTGGTCAACCTGGTAAACAGCAAGGAGGTAAATTAACAGGTGGTGGTCAAGTATTAAATACATTCGGCAAAGCAGAATCAAAAGTTGGTTTTATTTCTGTTCCTAGTGTATGTAAATTTGCATTTATGCAGGGAGGAGGTTTACATCCATTCCTTCCACAGTATAAAACATGTGCATTAGTTAGTGTTGATGTTAACTACACTACTGATGGACAATATGTGGTAACAAGAGATGGTTATCCAGTTGCAACTGAACTAAGATTATCATTCAAAGAACTCAAACTCGTGTACAGAGAAGACATTAGACCTGTTGGACCAAGTACAGTTAAGTTTGGTAAGAACAAAGCACTACACGGAGGTCACTAATGTATTTTTCTTTAGTACCAGACATACAATATCCAATCAAACCTATTGGGTATCCATTCACACAAGAAGATATTACTGTTGCCAAGAACTTCTTCAGAAGATATGAACTGAACAAAAATATCTTTGAGAATGCAGTGTTCTTTAATCTCTATCAAATTGGTGATAGGGAAAGACCAGAACACGTAGCAAAAGAAGTGTATGGTGATGAGATGTATGATTGGGTAGTGTTGCTATCAAATAATATTGTCAACGCACAATTTGATTGGCCCTTATCCAACTATGAGTTAACAAAATTAATTTTATCTGAATTTGATGATCCGTATGGAACCATTCATCACTATGAGACATATGATTACGGACAATACAAAAAAGGAACCCATGTTGACAAGACCTTTTACGATGGTCAACACAAGTTCCTTTTGTCTGATGGTAATTACGTTACTAAAAATGGTAACGAGATTTCAAAAGCAGTGACTGTTATGGAACACTACACTGCAGAGAACGAGAAGAAGCGTGAGATCTTTATCCTAAAAGAAGATTACTTTATAGGATTTGTAGATAACTTCAGGAAAACTAATCGTTACAAGAAGAGTGATGACTATATTAGTGCTAAACTAAAGAGAGCAAGAATCTAATCGACTTTTCTACCAAAAAATTGGCGGAGAATTTTTTTCACTTTTCACAGATTTGATTATCGAATTTCGTTTCTAGTGATGCGATTCGTGCTAGCAGAACTAAATTGTCTGACTCCAATTGATCGAGACGCTTACGTAGTGCCTCGATCATTTCTTTTTTCTTCATTAGTCAAGTTCGTAACAGGCAGATCGTGCCAGTTCAGGGTTTGCTTTTAGTGCTCGATGAACATGTCCATGAACATCACTCTCTAGAGTATGATGTGCTCTGGTATGTACCATCTGAATAACTATTAAAAAACCCAGAATCATTGCATTGATCTGGGTTATTGGATTTAAGAATGCTCTTAAATACTTTCTCATCGAATGAATTTATCCATGCGAAGTTTAATATAATACATTCCGATGACCCACAGGGAGAAGAGAAACCCCTCCCCGTAACTCATGGAATTCCATGCGTGAACTACATCCATATCAGTCCTCTGCAAGACGTGCGAAGTATGATAGTGCATCGTCGTCATCTACAACTGCTTCTTCCTTGACAGGAGAAGGTGTAGAACGAGTGATGTCAGGATCGTTGAATCCACCAGTCGCTACAACTGGTTCGTACTCTTCATCATCAACAGAAGGACGGGTGACAGGACGTTGCCCAATGCCGAGCACCATGTTCAGACGACGCTCAAGATCTTCATAGGACTTGAAGTTTTCCTTGGCAGTGAACGCCTCTAGCGAGTGTTCTTTCTTCCACGTTGCTTCAAGTTCATCATCATCTGAACTAATAGCACCAACAGAATCAAACTCACTGCTGTCATAGTTCCAGTACCCTGCGACTTTCTTGATCTTCAGTTTGAAGTTAGCACCTTCCCAAAGGTCAAAGACATTCACTGGTGTCTCATCTTGGAACTCAGGTTGCATAGCAGCGAGGATCTTATCATGGATCTTCTTGCCATACTTGTAAAGGAATACCTTACCCTCGTTCTCAGGGTGCTTAGGATCTTTCACGACAAGGATGTTGCTGTAGTAAGAAAGCTTACGCTTCTGCTTACGAGCGGTCTCTTTGTCTTCATCAGCACCGCTATTCCAGAGACGGCGGTTGACTTCACCAACGGGATCCTTATCGTTGAGTGTAGTCAGGGAGTTTTCGATGTACCAACCACCAGGACCTTGGAAGGCATGGGAGTACACCTTTGCCCATGGGATGGTTTCACCTTCAGGGGCGGGGAGGAAACGGATAACAGCGTACCCATTTCCAGAAGCGTCAACTTCTGGTTTCCAGAACCTTTCATCAACGTTCTTACCGCTGGATGACTTCTCTAGTTCCTTCTGGAGAAACTGGAAGTTGTTCTGAGATTTACGCTTTAGATCTGCGAATGACATAGATTGCCTCGGATTGAATTGGATTTGGTTTGTGTGACCCCTGATCACTTGATCATAATAACAGGCACAGAGTCGGGTGTCAACCCTCTGTGCCACTTTCTAACTGACTCTTCATGTGTTGCACTTTGTCAAGAAGTTCTTGAAACATGCTCTCGATGGTCGTGTTTGGTGTAGCACCTAGCATGATGATGCCTTGCTTCATGGTTTCGACCACTGACTTTGCCTCAGGATCGTCACTCAGTTTAGCACGGGCATAGAACACCTGCTGTTTGCTAATAAGTTTTTCTAGTGCTTCAAAATATTCAAGTTTTCTATTTGGATCTAGAAGTACAAAGTTCATAGCAGATCTGAAACAGAACTGCTGTAACTCCAACATCTCTTGGATGTCACCTCTAACTATATCGGAATGGAAAAAGCTCATACTAGCATTAATTTGGCACGACTTGTTTTTTTCATGAAGTTAAGTTGCTGTGCTTCGTGACGCAACTTTTCTTTTAATGGTTTACTGATTAATTTATTAACAGTATCTAGTTCAATTTCATTTAGTTCACAGTAGTGGATAACAGAATCAATGTAATTCATTTCAGGATTGTGTAATGCAATCTTCTCCACCTCCTGCGAAAATCTCGCAGCAGTCATAAATTTATCCTCTAATAATTGTTTTTTGTCCATATCGTTCTTGGTATTCGTCGATGTAACTCATGAGTTTCATAAAGAATTCTTTCTTAGGTGGGTGTACCACAACTTGAGTCTCTCCGTTTTCACAAGCAACGATGGTGACGAGTTGTTTAACACTCATCCCGTAGTTTTCTTGTAGCATACATGCATATGCAGTTTCCTGAACGAAGTAGTCGTAAAGATATTGTTCACGCTTGGGTTTTTCTGCTGTCTTGAAATCAATAATAGACAGCACTCCGTCAAACTCAGCAATACAATCTACACGCCCTGCCAATTCTAAATGCTTAGAGTAGAGCGCCGCTTCTTGTAAGTAAATATTATTTATGCGGTCTAAATCAGGACGACTATGCTGAAACATAAGGACAGGTAGAGGTGACTTACTGTACTTTTTTATGTCCAGATTATTGTTTAGATAATCTTCTGCAACTGAATGATACTTTGTACCACGTCCAGTAGCACGAGTGGATTTAGCATTTGCTTTCTTCTCACCAACACGGGCTCGCCACTTAGCGATACCCGCCATCTTCTCTTTGTTGCTGCCAATCACAGTGGTGACAGACGGGAACTTGAAACCTTCTGGTGTCAGGTACATGCGTTTGCCATCCACCTGCTCAGCAGACATTTCAATAGGTTCTATGCCACCTACGTGATTGAACAGTTTCATAGACCTAGATTAATTTTGTTAATGAGATAAGATTTAACGAGACCAGAACGAACGATGTCATCGATACCAAACTCGATAAGAGAAAACTCATCCATGTTTTGTAGGATGCGTTGGAAGTCAATGATACCTGTACGTTCACTAATTTTTTGGAGATCAGTTTGTGCAGCATCACCACAGAAAATGATCTTACTATCCTGTCCAACACGAGTGATGATTGAATCAAGTTCGTGGAAGTTCAGGTTCTGACATTCATCAATGATAACAATAGCATTGTCTAGTGTAGTACCACGGATGAAACTAGTAGACCAGAATGATACTGTCTCTTGTGCCTTGAGGTTATCGTATAACATTTCATACGATGCATCGTCTGGCATTTCAAACATGGATTGTACCATGTTCTTGTATGGTATTTGATAGAGAGAAGACTTATCTTCATGGTCACCAGGTAGGAAACCAATCTCCCTAGTTGCTACTAGAGAACGAACAATATAGATCTTTTCATATGGTGTGTACTCATTCAGTACATCCTTAAGTGCTTTGTACAATGCAATGAATGTCTTACCTGTACCAGCAACACCGTAGGCATAAATCATCTGACCTTTTTCCCACTCATCAAAGAATAGTTTTTGATTGTGAGTAAGAGGTTCAACGGGAAGCATATACTCCTCGCTGATAGGTTTACGACGCTTACGCTGCTTAGCAGTCATCCCGTCGCCAGGTGCTTTAGTTGTCTTCTTTCTAGCAGGCATTTTAGTAGTTGTATTTGTCTGTAATGGTACGATTGCGAGGTGCTTTAGGAATCACCTTGTTTTTCATGATGTCTTTCCAACCAGGATGTGTCTTTGCCATCTTGTCTCTCCATTCACCAACCTCACCAGAGGCAGGACATGTAGAGGGATCACTCCAATCTCTATCCCAATCAGGGTTGTCTGCTTTCCACTGGTCCCAATCATGGACGCTAATTCTAACGTCCTTTTGTTCACCAGTGACTTTATTAATTACTGGATAGGTCGCCATCTTTTTTCTCCTTTTTATAAAAACCGAATGGATCTTCTAGTTTTTCTTCCAGTGCTGCCTTCAATGCAACAGCACCAATCGCTTCCATAACTTTAAGGACTTGCTCAGGTTTGGCATTCTCTCCAAGTTCTTTAGCGACGTAATCATACTTAGGCCAGAAAGTTTCACCTGCTTTCTGGTAATCCTCTAGTGTCAAAAGTTTCATTGCCATCCAAGTGCCTCCGCACAAATAGGGAACTGTTCTGCAAACACACGCTTAGCATCTAGTGCAATATCCATGTGTTCTTTCTGCGTACCATTAGCGGAACGCAATTCGATATAATGTATCCATGACCGAACTGAGCCCGTCATGTAGATTTTTGTTGGTACTGCTAAAGGAAGCACAAAACGTGAACATTCCTTTGCAATACCATATTTTAACATATCTTGGTAGAGTTTCATAGCATCTTCAAAATGTTTCTGCATCTTGATCTGAAACTCTTGGTTTACAAAAGGATCAACATCATCAATAGAGTTCTGTCTGTTCTTAGTATCCTGCCTGCGAAGTTCAGGCAAAGGAATCTTGTCTGCCAACATAGAACTGTCAGCATACCGCTGTGAAAATTCTTGATATGTGAATGACCTATGCCTCAATATTTGAGCTGCCAGTCCTCTAGTAGTTTCAATCTCTAGAGTCATGTGTGCTTGCTCAAAGACACTCCAGTGATTGTGTTTGATGCAATAGGATAACAGACCAGCGACCTTAGGATTGTCCTGATTGTTCGGGTTGCTCACCCTTGCCACGTAACCCATCGTCTTTTCTGCGTCTGGTGTCACTGTCACGAGTTTCACTGAGTTCATTACTAAAACCTTTCTCCTTTTTTCGCTGTAATTGTTTTACTTTAAGTTGTATTTTAGCACGAGTAAGTGCTAGTGCCATGTAAGAAAGTTCTTCTGCAGTATACAGATTAGGTTTCTTCTTTGCTTCTTTAATAGCTCTCTTTGCTATTCTTATCTGGTCTTTTAATCGGGTCATAGTACGCTTTATAGTAGGCAACGATTCCAGATGTAGTTGCGTTACCTTGTGATACCCAATCGTGAATGCATTCGTAAATGCTTTGAGTCGAATACCTTGGTGATCCGTCTGAGCATAACTCAGGTCCAAATTTCTTGAGTAGGATATTAAGTCCTTGTGTTCTCACGTCCATTCGTTCATCACTATAACGCCAGTCAATCTGCATATCCGTCATCGTCATTCTCTGAAGTTACTACTCTTGGTGTTGTCTTGTTTACATGTTCATCCCATGGGTGAACATATTTGTATGCATCCACGTTTGAATACACTTCACTCTCTAGTGCATTGACCAAAGATTTGAGGTTCTTGACGATGAGTTTCAGTTTCTCTCTATCCATATTTAGGTTACAGATGTGACTATCATACCATAAAAAAAGAGGGGTGTCTACCCCTCTCATCGACTCACGCTAAAATTTCCTTACATATCCGTTTACATTGGGTCTGGTTTACTAAATCGCACTCAACTAAACATTCATAATAATCGTCTAGTTTTTGATTTTCCACCTCCAAGGTGTCTACAGTAGTTTCAAAATGTCTCCACTCATTCAATTGTGAGCGGGATAATAGATTGTGCATTGGTTTCCTCCAAGCAATAGTTCATAATAAAGGGGAGGGCAGGGTTCATTTTTCCACCTCGCAAAACTCTACCATTATTTACACATTAAGTATCTCAATATACCATTTATGAAATGAAAATTATTGCCTACGTAAAATTACTCAATAAAAAAAGAGGGTCGAAACCCTCTTTGTAAAGTAAGTTAATCACTTTGTGTAAAGTTTACCACGGTAGCAGAATGTGCCATGGGTCTCTTTATTTTCTACACAACGTGTATCATACTCAACACCACGATATGTGGTGTGATGAATCTGAGCGTCATGTAGAGCAGCTCTCTTGAGGATCTGCTTTTTGATTTGATTAAGTGTGTTCATGAGTTTACTCCTAAAGTAGTTGGGTTTTTAATCCGTTCCTTTAGTCGTGTGCGTCCCATTACCACTCACAATGGGGTGCTGATTCCTTTACGGTCTCAACTAACTCTACCTTGATTGGATCAGGTAGATCTTCATGGTTTCTAATCCCCAGAATTAATTCTTGGGATTGAGCGCATGTTAGTGTAGTGTACAGAAGAAATTCTGCCATGGGATGAACGCTCCGTTCCGCGACTTACTTGCGTCCCACCCCCTTGGGCGGGATGAACGATGGTATTAGCATACCACAATATTTAGGATCTGTCAACTGTATCCGTTGATACAATTTAGTTTCCTGAAAGGTAGAATGAATCTACTCCTGCTCTGCACACACGTTTGACGCTAGCATTGTAAACAGGGACAGTTCCATTTCCAGTGATTAGATTCTTCGCGAAGTCAAATGCTTCCTTGAATCTATTGAACTTGTATACATCATCGTATGTTTTTGCAGATACAAGGATGCCATCTTTTCTCCATAGTTTCATGGTGTGCCATACATCTGGTTCACCCAATTTACTATAGAAGATACACCATTGTCCTGTTGCTGAACCACTCATTTCTTTTTACTAGGTTTATTTGGATCGTTCCACAACTTCGGGTTGATTCGACCTTCAGTTTGTGTCATGTTAACAAAATCACCATGATATTTATCCCAATAGTCATCAAAAATATCTACCTGACCATTGCCAGTGGCAATATCAAATTTAGTAATGCCTTCCACAGTGTATTCAATGAGGAAGGCATTGTAGGGTAGAGATTTATCTTGAGCTAGGGTTGGATCACATTCTTTGTGAATGACCTGACATCCTTTTCCCATTATGAACGATTGCCCCACTGAATTTGCGGGAAGGCTTCTTCGACACACTGCCTGGTGATCTTCCAGCGTTTGCCGATCTGTCTGTCCTTCATTAGACACAGAACTTCTGCTTCCCCTTGCTGTAGACCCTCTAGAAGTTGAATGAAGAGGGTTTCGCGTCTTGTTTGTGAAACATTAGCACCACCTTTGAAGAAGAGGTAGAGCTTACGATACTCGTGTACAAGTTTCGTATGCTCTGTACCTTCAGGTGCATCGTTCTTTTCATAAGGCACTTCACCTTCAGGTAGCATAGAGATAACACTCTCATCAAAGTTTGCAATCAGAACAGATCTGAGTGCTGGAGAGTTATGCTGCTGTAGAAGTTTAATCTTCTGTGCCTTTGTTTTAGCGTTGCTTACTTTTTGTAGCACTTCATTCAGTAATAATTGCATGACCTAATTAATTCCATATGTGTATTTATTCCTCTTCAAAACCTTCCTCGTGAGTGTCATCTACGAAGCGGACAGAGAGTAGTTCTTCGTTGATCCATTGTCCTTCTGAATCTAACATTTCAGGGTGTACATTCTCCTCTTGTTCAGTGTACATGTATTCGTGTAGTTTCTCGTTTACTGTCCAACCTGCAAATACTCCAATTGCTAGAAATATGAATGACGTAGTGGCAGATAGATAGACGAATAAAGTATCAGTCATTGTTCAACTCCGAACTTAAATTTCCTTGTCCCACCTAAGTTCAAAGTTGAAGTAGACTTTGCGTTTAAGGAGGGAGAACACCTTTTTGATGTGTAAACCTGATTTGGATTTCTGTTCCTTCGGTTTTGCCCTCCTGAGCATCAGCTCGATGCCTCTATTTATTTTAAGTTTTGTCATTTTTTACTGGGTGCTTGTACAAATCCTTTTTGCATTAATAATTTAGCAAGAGGAACCAACCCACCAATAAACTCATCATCAATAATCACAGCAGGAAACGATGAGAAACCATACTTATCAGTTAAAGATACTTGTGTGTCTCCATCTAATTGTTGCCAATTGATTTCTTCGTATTCTAACTTTGCTCGTTCCATAAGTTCTCTTGTTCGAGAACACCACACACAACCATTAGATGTGTAGATAGTAATATCCATAAAAAAAGGGGTGTTTCCACCCCAGTATATCACAGAGCATTGCCTCGTGGCAAGACTTCTTCAGGAAATACAAATGATTCATGTGGTTGATCAACTGGTGCCAACCATGCACGAAGACCTTCATTCAAAAGAATGTTCTTTGTATAGAACGTTTCAAATTCAGGATCCTCCGCTGCACGAATCTCCTGAGATACAAAATCGTAAGCACGAAGATTAAGAGCGAGTCCAATGATACCAATAGAAGAGGTCCAGAGACCCATGACGGGAACAAAGAGCATAAAGAAATGCAACCAACGCTTGTTACTAAAAGCAATACCGAAAATCTGTGACCAGAATCGGTTTGAAGTAACCATCGAATAAGTCTCCTCCTGTTGCGTAGGATTGAAAGCTTTGAATGTATTATTCTGTTCGCCATCTTCATACAGAGTGTTTTCTACTGTAGCACCATGGATTGCACATAATAATGCACCACCAAGGATACCAGCAACACCCATCATGTGGAATGGATTCAAGGTCCAGTTATGGAAACCTTGAAGGAACAACAGGAATCTAAAGATTGCTGCTACTCCAAAGGATGGTGCGAAGAACCATGACGACTGTCCGAGTGGATAGATGAGAAATACACTGACAAAGACAGCAATAGGACCACTGAAAGCAATAGCATTGTAAGGACGGATACCTACTAGACGAGCAATTTCAAATTGCCTGAGCATGAAACCAATTAGAGCGAATGCACCGTGGAGAGCAACAAAGGGCCAAAGCCCTCCAAGTTGGACCCACCTGACGAAACTCCCCTGAGCCTCAGGACCCCAAAGTAGAAGAAGAGAATGACCCATAGCGTCACCAGGCGTTGACACTGCCGACGTAAGAAAATTAGCACCCTCAAGGTAACTAGTTGCGAGTCCGTGGGTGTACCAACTCGTAACAAATGTTGTACCCGTAAGCCAACCGCCAATTGCAAGATAAGCAGTGGGAAAAAGAAGTAGTCCAGACCAACCCACAAATACAAAGCGATCTCGTTTAAGCCAGTCATCAAGGACATCGAACCACCCCCTTTGTGTTGGTTGTAGCGATGAAGCGACCATTGTACATAATCCTTTTACTAAACTTTACATGTGAAGCGAAAAAAAAGGACCCTCGTTAGAAGGTCCTAATTGTATGATCTAAATTGTATCTAGATATCAACCGATAGCAGGTGCAACGAGAGCAACAGGAGTTGTCTCAGCAGCAGCAAGGTCGAGTGGGAAGTTGTGAGCATTACGCTCGTGCATTACTTCCATACCTAGGTTAGCACGGTTAAGAACGTCTGCCCAAGTAGGGAGAACACGACCACCGTTGTCAAGAACTGACTGGTTGAAGTTGAAACCGTTGAGGTTGAATGCCATCGTGGAAACACCCATGGATGCTGCCCAGATTCCAATCACAGGCCATGCTGCTAGGAAGAAGTGCAACGAACGGGAGTTGTTGAAGGATGCATATTGGAAGATTAGACGACCGAAGTACCCGTGGGCAGCAACGATGTTGTATGTCTCTTCTTCTTGACCGAACTTATAACCGTAATTCTGACTCTCTGTTTCAGTTGTCTCGCGGACGAGTGAGGAAGTAACAAGACTTCCGTGCATAGCAGAGAAAAGAGATCCACCGAATACCCCAGCAACCCCGAGCATGTGGAACGGATGCATAAGGATAGAGTGTTCTGCTTGGAATACAAGCATGAAGTTAAAAGTACCAGAAATACCAAGAGGCATGCCATCTGAAAAAGAACCTTGACCGAAAGGATAAACGAGGAATACTGCCATAGCAGCAGATACAGGAGCTGAGTATGCTACACAGATCCATGGACGCATACCCAAACGGTATGAAAGTTCCCACTGTCTACCAAGATAGGCAGAGATTCCAATAAGGAAGTGGAATACAACTAATTGATAAGGACCACCGTTGTACAGCCATTCGTCGAGAGAAGCTGCTTCCCAGATAGGATAGAAGTGGAGTCCAATTGCGTTGGAACTTGGAACAACTGCACCAGAGATGATGTTGTTACCATACATGAGCGAACCAGCAACTGGTTCTCTGATTCCGTCGATATCGACAGGAGGTGCTGCGATGAACGCAACAATGAAGCATGTTGTAGCGGCGAGCAAACAAGGGATCATTAGCACACCGAACCAACCGACATAGAGGCGGTTGTTTGTAGAGGTCACCCACTCGCAGAAAGATTCCCACGCGGATGACTGTTGTTGCCTTGAAAGAGTTGTCATTTGAACAAAAGAAAGTAAGACCATCAGGGTAATGGTGGAGTTACTATTCCTCTGCGCCCTAGGCAGAGGTATGAAGGACTGTTGTTTAATGACGCTGTTTAGTCCTGGTGAGGCGTCATGTGTTAGGAAAGCAAGACGCTTTCTTCACATTTGTTTACCTATTTATAGTAACATGGTTCGGGAAACCAGTCAACCCCTTTTAGATGAGTATTTGTACCCATATTTTGCGAAGGGATGCTTGGGAACTTTGTGTCTAGGGTTTCGTTTTAAATCTCTTTTGAGATCATTGAGAAACCTAAGGTGTCTCTTGATTTCAGAACGATGCATCTTCAGGTTGGTACTCACTATAGCATGGTTGAATTTCCCAATGCTGCCAATCAATTTCTCTCTTTGCAATCAGTTGTTCTAATTCATCAACTGATAAAGAATGCTTTACGACTACGTTTGTTCCTTTCTCATAGATGTGGAACATTTGATTTTCTGTCATGTAAAATTTTTGTAGCAATAAAAAAGGGACCTTCTGTTAGTGGGCAGAGGTCCCTTTGCGGCGACGATATTCTTTGCTATTTATGTAGGATTATATGCAGGAACCATCATTCCTCCATCCCTATCATCATCGTCATCATTATTCACTGCACGTAAGTACAGTTCAATCATAACTAAAGCCCCCATAGGATAGAAGCACCACAATATTGCCTTCCAATAAGGATACGACTCAGTTACGAATTCCATTATGATTCATCCCCATTTTGAGTGATGATTGCTCCTGCACTGAAAGCAAGAATCATTATACCTGCTACTGCAAGGAACCCCACTTAAAAAATACCTGGAATGATTTGTCCTGTAGTTACATAAGCACCAACAGCGGCTACGAAACCGATCATTGCTGCCCATCCGTTAAACTTTTCTGCTTCTGGAGTCATTTGTTTGTACCTCTTGTTTTGTTAGTGATGATGATCTTTTGACCATCGTGTGTAAATTGCAATTCGTCATCTGGATCCCAAAGTAACTCTTCATAGAGGTCATTCAGGGTCTGCATATCTTCATAGAGTTGGTTAGGGTTGGGCATTAAATACCGAAAGCTCCAAAGAAGAATATACTACCAGAGAAAGCATAAGATGTCAATGCTGCTACCACACCAATCATTGCCCAACGTCCATTTTGCTTCTCTGCACGTTCCGCATGTGTCTCATAACCGTAACGTTCTGCCTCAGTTTTGTCAATCCACATTTGTGGTTCTTTGGCAAACATGTTGGTACGGCCACCGTCTTCAGTAATAACAGTCATTGTCTTGTGTAAAGAATTACTACAATACTATATAGGAAAGATTAAGTTTTGTCAACCCCCTAGGAAAATCAATATTGCTTATGGTGAACATAAGAATATTTGATAAATAAATATGGATCCCAAATTATATGCGCTATGAAGAAACTCCTTCCTATCGTCATGCTATTGATGACCACCAGTGCTGCTCAAGCAGGTGGACTTGTTACGAAACACGCTTCTAGTGTACAACTGACCGTGGATGCTGCCAGATCAACAGCTTCGAGAATCGGTTCAACGTTCAGTATTTCAGGTAGTAATATTGATACTACGGATGGGACAACTGCTGGCACTGTAAGTGCAGGAACAATCACCTCAGGTGTTTATAGTCCTGGTACTATTGCAGCGACTCAAGATACTGCAGGAGCAGCATTTAGTTTCAGTCAATCTTATACTCAGGCTGACGCTGTACCACAAGCAGCAGCGACAGTGGGTGCTAACCCTAACTTTAGTAGTGTTACTTCTTACTCTGCTGGAACAAAAGATACATTAGCAGGTACTATTACAAGTGCAAATGTTATTGGCATCACAGCAGGTGGAGCTGGCACTACAGCAACGGGACAATTCGTTTCGGAAATTACTGTCATCGATTAATGGAGGATCCTCGTGAGCATCCGTTTTGGAAAGACAATCACATATACTGTGACAAGTGCGGCGGCAGTATTAGTTACTGCTGCAGGTGTCCAGGCGGTCCCCGTGGTCCCAAACTTCACTCAGGGCTCAATGTCGAGCCACACAGAGACGACAAGTAAGGTAACGGAGACAATAAACTCAATGGACTATAACACAGGATACTCGTATTCTACAACTGGTTCAGGAGTAACAGCAAATGGAAACCTGTCACCTACGACAGGATCAAACAATGTAACTATTAATGGCGTGAACTCATCATGGACAGGCGTAACAAACAAACCAACATTCACACAGACAACACCAGGAGCAGCGTTTCAGTTCACAGAAACTTATCAAGGTCCTGGTCTTTCAAACCACACAATTATTCAGAGAGTGACCGAGGTCACCAGCGTAACCGACACTACAAGTATATTCCAGCAGTAATTGCACTACTATTTGCAACACCAGTAAATGCAGAAACTGTTGGTGGTGTATCAGCAACAGCATCTCCAGTGGCGAATAGCTCAGGCTCAGTTACCAACCAGGCAATTCAGGTTTTACAAGGTCCATATATTACTAATACTTATGGTGCTGGTATACAATGTCAAGGTCCAACTGTTAACTTTACACCATATGTAACAGCAGCTATATCTCAACAACATCCATTTGAAGATCTATACTATGATAATGTCTACGACATGCGTGATCTAGATGAGGATGGAGCACCTGATAATCCTGGCTCTGTGTTATATCAAATTCCTGTTAGGACTGGACAAAAAGATAACACCAACCTTTCAGTAGGTTTTAGTGCTACATGGTCTCGTCCATTAGATAAGAAGTTACAAGATCAATGTAAAGAAGCAGCGGCAGCAAACATTTCATTAATGAATCAAACAGTTGCTAATAAAAGATTAGATTTTGAGATCGCAAGATTAAAAAATTGTGGAGAATTATTAAAGTCAGGAATTCGCTTTGCTCCTGGTACACAGTATGCAAGAATCTGTGCTGATGTACAGGTCAAAGGTGTGAACTTTATGGTTCCACATGTTCATGGTATTCCACAGCATAATAAAGTGATTAAAAAAGTATCAACTAATGCTAGTGATCTTGGTCTTCCAATAGAGATAGGAGAGACGAAGAAGTAATTGGTTTGACTTCTTCTTTCTTACGACTAATAGTTTCAGTCAACATTCTTTCTTTAGCAATGTCATTGTACTCATCAGAAACATCAATACCAATGTAGTTTCTGCCAAGACACTTTGCTGCTAGTGTTGTTGTCCCACTACCATTAAAAGGATCAAGGACAATACCATCAGGAGGACAGAAACATTCAATCATATCATATGCAAGCATGTTAGGAAACACTGCTGGATGTTGACTCTTTAATTTACTCTCACCACCACAGGTATTACCAAAAGTCATAACAGTACCAGGACACTTGGTAGGATTGATCTTTACTTTACGAGATCCAGTCCTACCATTTTTTGTTCTGATGTTAGCACCTGTCATAACCTTACCACCATGCTTAGATGGAATCTTGATAGGTTCTTTGTCAAAATAGTTTGGACGCCTACCCTTTAAGAAGATAGGCATGTACTCATGGTCTACACGAAATCTTTTCTTCCACCATGCACCTTCAGTTCCTTGTCTGTTGTAGATGTTGCATTCAAACAAACGGAATCCTATGTTGTCACACCAGTCAACGATGGTACGAAATGACGTAAGTGATTTAGCAAAGTCCTTTGTAGAATCTTGAATGACCATCACACACATACCACCATCCTTTAGAACACGAAAGAGTTGTTCTCCAAGACCATGTAGATTGAGTGAATAACCATTGTAATCCCTGAGTCCATCATATGGAGGGGAAGTTAATACAAAATCAATACAACCATCAGGAAGTGTCTTGAGGTATTCAATATTGTCAGACGTTACGATGGTGTTTAGATTCATTTGGATTTCTTGTTCTTAAGTGCGTTGTTGAAATACTCTGCATTG